AACGTCTTCATCTGCTGGGTGTGCGCCTTCTTGTTCCAGACATTGACGGTCAGCTCGATATACTCCAGCTCGTAGTTGATGTTCAGGTTCATACTGATGTTGAAGTCCTGCTCGTCCCGGACTTTCAGAATCATGTCTTCTCCCTCCTCAATACTTACACTTGATGCCGAAGTCATTCTCGATACAACTCTGAATGAGCTGGCCCATTCGCCACACCTGATCTTCGACCAGCGTAAACCCGCTTGCTCCCCAGTGCCACGAGAAGCTCTTGCCGTTCTTTCGGAACAACGTGCAGGTCACATCTCTTCCTTTCGTCAGGCGCATCATCACTTCATCTCCATTGAAGCAGCCGAGCGAGATCAGGTTCATTTCCTGCCCGTCTTTCACCTTCAGTACCACGCAGGCATCGTTGTTTGACAACAGTTCCACCATGTCCTTCAGTTTCATTTCGCATTCCTCCTTATCTCTTATGTACGGCATAGACCGTCATCCCTGCGCTGTTCTTCACAACGCGATCCTCGAACTCCTGCTCCGACATCGGTTCAAGATAGAAGCGTACCGTGTCCAGATCCCCATCGCTGTCGTATTCTTTCACGCCGTACAAGACGTGATCTGCACCGGTCTCTTTCAGGACCTTGATGGCTTCAGCCTCAAACTTCTGAAGCTCCCGCCCGACATCTCGGAGCGGCATCTGCCCAAACGCGACCATCCCGTTCGCCGTCCAATGTCTCCACCGGACCCACCCACCATTTTTCATACCGCATACCTCCGTCCGCTCAGGACATCGACCACCGTAGTTCCGGCGCCGAAAGCCGATCTCATTTCGTGCATCTCTTCGCCGCTGGGCTGCCGACTGGCGTAACCTTTCAGAGCCTCCCGCACCTCTGCTTCGTAGGTGGCGCGAGTGGCGGACACGTTCACGCAGTCAGGAGCGACCAGCTCAACCTTTTCGAGCATATCGTCAGCCAGCGCACGGCCAATGCTGTTGCGGGCAACGCCGTCGGCGTCAATGGTAATCTTGCACGAGTCCAAGTCGGACTTCACGCGCTCAAGTTCCTTCTTGGCTTCGGTCTGCCAGAACTGGCCGAGCTTCCCGCTGAGTTCCATCTGAAATCTGGTCATCGCTATTTCCTCCTACTGGTTATCTTAAATTATCCATCTGGTTATCTTATGAGTATATTATACTGCGTTACCTACCTAAGTCAATAGATTTACGTTAATTTTTCTATATTATTTCCATAATCATAAATCATTCCGTTAATATTATCAGCAGACAGAAAAAGAGCAGGCCGCAAAGCCTGCTCTCGGTTTCCTATTCAGTTTCGTCGTAGTCGTCGGGGTTCCACATCAGGCCGTTATCTTCGATGTACTGGGCCATGCTCAATAAAGCTCTGCCGTGGAGTTTGAACACCCGCTTGCGGTACATATCCTCCCGCTCCAGCAGATCCTCCTCGTCCCCGTACAGCAGATCCACCACATCGCCCCAGCTTGCCCCGTCGAGGTATCGGCTTCGGATGACAGCCCGCTCGTCGGAGCGTTTCAGCCGACGGATGATTTTCTCGAAGAACATCCTCTCCCGCCGTCTGTGTTCCAGTGTCGCCCGGATGTCTTCCTCAAGGTCGAACTTCTGCTGCATCAAGTCTGAGATGCGGTCGTTGGATGGGCTCGGCGATTTTGGCATATCCGTGAGGGCTTGGGCTCCCACGCCTACCAGCTTCGTCTCCAACCGCTCCAGCCTCTCGGACTGATTTTCGATTTCACGCCTCAGATCACGGAGGTCTATCAGCCGTTGCTTGACGGCCTCGACGTCGTAGTGTTTTTCCTCGTTCATAGAGTTCGGAAGCCCCGTTCACCTCACTTTCGCTCTGGCCCCGCGAGGCTCACGCCTGCTTGACCCACTCATACCTCTTCTCGAAGGGCTCAAAGTCCTTCTCTCCGAGGATGCCCTTCAAGTTCATGTCCATCTTGATCTGCCAATAGTCCTGCTCGTCACCCTTCTCCAGAGCGCCGTGGTACTTGTCGAAGACCTTGCCCCACGCCTCCACCACGCGGCGGATGCGCTTCTCGCCGAAGACATCCTTCCCCATGACGGCTGGGTCGTTCAAGGTGAGAATGAGCGTATCGGTCATAAACTGGATGTACGTCTCTTTCTCAGCCTGCCGGTAGACGTTGACCGTGTTCCTCTGCCGTTGCAGGTATCCGTTCTTTCCCATGACTATCCCTCCTTATGACGATGCTTTGAAGTTGTAGATGGGCTTGATAATCTCCAGCAAGTCGCAGGTCGGGCCGATGCAGCCCATGATCTCCTTCATGTCCTTGTAGGCGAACGGCGCCTCGTCTATGGTGTCGTAGCTGATGCAGGAGCTATGCACATTCCGCATCGTCTCGCGGTATGCTCCGAGAGAAATAGACTCTCGGGCTTTGCTACGGGACATCAGGCGGCCAGCTCCATGCGGTGCCGACTGGTTCCAATCGTCGTTGCCCTTGCCGACGCAGATCAGAGAACCGTCGCGCATATTCATCGGAATAATCAGGCGCTCGCCCTTCTTGGCAGACACAGCGCCTTTCCGCAGGATCATGCTCTCGTGGTCGATGTAGTTATGCACGGTCGTAAACTGCTCCTGCGGGACGATGTGCATAGCTTTCAGGATGGCCTTTGCGATGGCCTGACGGTTGGCCTCCGCGTAACGCTGGATGATTTCCATGTCGCTCAGGTAGTCATCCATCAGCTCGCCGGTCAGGTACGCGAGGTCGGGTACTCCGAAGTCGCTGTGCTGCTTTCTCAGTTCTTCCAGCGCACCGGCGATTTCCTTCTGTCGGCCAGCAGCCTTGTACTCGGCGACGACACGGCTGATTTCCCCGCTGGTGGGCTTCGTCATGGCCTCCATCGCTCTGTGCTGATGCCAGTTCGCCACCTCAAGGCCGAGCTTTCGGCTACCAGTGTGGATCACCAGCCAGAGGCCGCCGCTCTTATCCTTGTCAACCTCGATGAAGTGATTGCCACCGCCGAGCGTCCCGATGCTGAGGAGCGCACGGCTGTTGTCGATGCCGACGCATTTCAGGCCGCTCAGGTCGAACCACTCCTTCGGGTAGTTGTGGGTGCAGAACCCGGCCGGCACATTCCAGCGGATGGCTTTATCCAGCTCGTCAAGGTCGAGCCTCACCCGCCCCAGCTTGACGGCCAGCATACCGCAGCCGATGTCAACGCCCACGAGGTTCGGGCAGACGCGGTCGTGAATGGTCATCGTCGTTCCGATAGTACACCCAGCGCCGGCGTGAACGTCGGGCATGATCCGTACCTTAGAGCCGTCACTCACGGGATGGTGGGACAGCTTCTCGATCTGCTCCGTCGCTTCCTGCTCGATGGTCTTTGCAAAAATCTTCACATCATTGGTCATCGTCTTTTCCTTTCACTCGCTCCACGGAAACTCTGTGATAATGTCGTCGCCCCAAATTGGCTTCATGCTATCCTTCATGAAGACCGGCTTGCCGAGCGCCTTGGCCTGCTCGACCACGCCCTCGATCCACTCGCGCTTCGGGACGACCTTATCCTTGCGGTTGCCCGTCTCCGCGCCGAGGATGAACCAGTCCATCGGCTCGATGATGTCCTTCTTGGGATTACCAAGCGGCCCCAAAATCGGCTCAATGCTGGCGAAGGTGTTGTGTTCGTCCGACCAGAACATCGGCACATCGCGCTCGGTCGTCGTTGAGCCGTACCAGAACTCGTCGCCGGCAGGCAACAGGCCCGCCTCGTACAGTCGGATGTAACGCGCTGGGTTTTTGGTGAGGAACAGGTATCTATGCCCAGAGGCAGCCTTGCAGGCGTCGAACACCTTCTTGATCCACTCGTCAGGCACCCAATCCCCGAACAGATCAGCCATCGAACAGACGAAAATCGTCTTGCCGAACCCCTTCGTCAGCGGGTCATTGAG